CTGCCGCCCGGTCGAGGCTTCATCCCCTGACCGGACGGCAGAGTCGTCGTTGGCGAGCTTCATCATCAACTCAGCTCTGAACATCTGCAAGGTAAGAATACGATGAGCATCGTGAGGACAGACGAGTTCGCAGCCCATCTAGGTGTCGCGACAACGCCGACCAGGGCGCAAGCATCTCTCGATGTCGCGGAGGCGCTCGTCGCCGCTTACCTCTCGATGGACTACAACCGGCGCGGCAACGCGCTCCAAGAACACACGATCAGCGAACGGATCACACCCGTCCGCGACAAGACGATCCTCGAAGTCAGAGGTGGACCGATCACCGCCATCGAGTCCATCGCGTACAACGTCACCGGCTTCCGACATACGGGCGATGAGGTCGAGGACAACATCTCGACCGAGACGCCGACCTTTGACTCGGTATTCAATCCGAACTTCTCCGCATGGGCAGTCAGCGGCAAGACGGCAAGCGGAGCGAACTTCGTCTTCCAGCGCGGCGAGGAGTACCGCATCACATACCGAACCGGCTGGTGTGCAGGAAGTACAGCCTACGCCTGGGAATGGTTCCGCAACAACGCCGCCGATACCTGGGACGATGCTGCCGACCGGCTCTCATGGGGCTTCGTGGACGGCACCGCTACCACGACAAACATCGCAGCCGCGTACCTGCTCGGTCCGCAACCGACGAGCGAGACTGAGGGCATCCACTACGAGACGGGTGGCAGCGTCACAGACGAACGACTCCTCTCGCCAGCCGTCTCATTCGATGGTGCCGACTTCCCGTTCATCGTCACGCGGCTCAACCTCATCGAAGCCTCGACGACGGGCTACGCCTGCTATCGCGTCGGCTGGCTCGATGGCGATGGCCGCACCGAGTTCGTCGGCAAGAAGACAGAGCGAGGTGATGAGAACTTCTTGCCTGATCGAGTGCGCGCTTCGGCGCTCATATCCGATCATACGGGATACACGACACTTGTTGCCGACATGGGCTTCAACCCTGCTTCGGACATGGACGAGCAACTGCAAGATCCTGCTCGGAGTTGGATCGACAAGACGATCACGCAGATCAGTCTCCAGCTCTGGAACCTGGGAGCGAGCGACCCGGACGGCGCTCTCTTTCTGCTCGACTATGTTCGCATCTGCGACGGGACCGTTCAGATGCCGAGAGCGATCAAGACCGCCGTTCTCGAAACTGCCCGAGCTGTTCGGGACGGTTCCAGCTCTGGCATTCAGAGCGAGAGCATCGGCGACTACTCGATGACGCTCGGGATGGACGAGGCTGCGAAGACGATCCCGCCCATCGCCAGAACGATTCTCGATCCGTACCGGAGGCCGAGCTGGTGAGCTTCGACAATCTACTCAACACCGTGGCAGACATAAAGCGGCCCGTTCCCGACTACGACGACATGGGGAGCGTGATCTATACGCTCGACACCTATTCGCAGAACCATCCTGTCCGCATCTCGCAGTCCGTACCTGTCGAAGTCAGCAACGGACCTATCGAGTGGGCCGAGGCGACGGTGATGATCTACGCGATGCCTGGAACAGACTTCCAACGCGACGATGAAGTCCATCACGGCACGAACGTCTACGAGGTGATCGGCGTCAAGACTCCGAGCGTTTCAGAACATCACATCTCTCTGGTGTGTAAGGTAGAAACCAGTGGCAGCTAACACGACGGTCTATCTCAACTGGAGAGGGAAAGAGGTCTATGCCAAGGCATTGAAGCAGCTCAAGATCAACGCCGAGATCACAGGCATGTTCGTCGAGGGTAAGATTGTCACATCGCTATCCATCGGTCAGCCGATCAAGACCGTGGGGAGTAACAGAAGAAAGGTCGGACTCGACCCATCAAAACCAGGGCAACCGCCCAGGGTATTGCATGGCGCTCTCCGAGGGTCCATCTCTCATCGAGTCGATGTCAAAGGCAGCACAGTCGATGTCTATATCGGAGCGCACACTCCGTATGCTCGGGCGCTTGAGCTGGGATACAAGCCTCGGAATCTCGCACCTCGTCCGTACCTCCGACCAGGGTTGAGAAAGAATGCGAAGGGAATCAAAAGTCGTATGACGAAGAAGATGTTTCAGAAAGGTACGCGGAGGCCGAAGAAGTGATCGACCTGACCCGAGCCGTAGTTTCCTATCTCCGAGCTGACACGATCCTGGCCGCCAAGCTCGGTTCATTCAGAGGCCATCCGTCGATCTTCGGAACGAGTCCGATCCCAGAACAATCGACCACTCCGTTCATCGTCACGCACTCGATCACAGACACAACGCTACAGACGAAGAACAGGCTGGTCCGCGAGATCGACCAGGACATCGGGATCTATGACGACGAAGATGGAAGCGCGGCAGATGTCGAAGTGATTGCAGAGTACATCAGAGAGAAGCTACGAACGTCGTTCGACGTACCAGACTGGTCGATGTCATCGCTCGATGTCAGTGGTCCGATATTGAACGACACCGACGATCTACATGGAAGAGTTCTCATGGCGAGGATTGTCCTCGACCGTTAGAAGTAACAACGCAGAAGGGAGGCCATCATGGCCGTAAATGGAAACACGATCCTCGTCACCGTAGGCGGTGCCGAGATCGGATCACAGAGAGGCGCTTCGTTTGAGAGTTCGGCAGACATGCTCGACATTTCAGACAAGACCAGCAACGACGCAAAGTTCATCGCGGGGAAGAACACGGACACGGTGTCCTGCTCTTCGCTCTACGTTGTCGCCGATACAGCGCAGGCGGCGCTCCGCACCGCATACAACGCAGGGACGACGGTGAGTCTCATCTGGCACGAAGCCTCGACAGACGGAACCGATGCGACTGGTGCCACGCTGTTGACGGCGACCGCGCTGGTCAGCTCGCTGTCGGTGAGCGCGCCGGAGCATGGACCCGCCGAGACGGAAGTGAGCTTTCAGGTGACTGGCGGCTGGGCATAATCGGTGAACCTAACGGCTGACCAACTGCGTGGACGTGTTCGCGTCCTGATCGACGGCGAGGAGAAGTTCCTTCGCTTCGATCAGGGCGCGTTGGCTCATCTGATTGACGAGCTTGGCATCAAGGGTCTGAGCGAGATTCCGTCTGCGATCTCATCGCTCGACGGGAAGACACTAGCCTCGCTGGTCTGGTCTGGTCGTCTCTGGGAAGAACCAGAGTTGAAGGCTGACGATGTGAAGGATTGGTTCTATCCGTTGTTGCCGACATTCCAAGCAGCGGTTGAGGCAATCAACCTGTCTCTATGGGGCGAGCTGGAACCAGACTTCGGTGGCAGCGATGACGACGCGGACCCTCCGACGACAGCAGAAGCGAATGGAGCTTCGTTGACGCCCGAGACTTTGCAGTAGTCAACCTGGGTTTTTCAATGGATTCGTTTTGGTCGCTGACGCCAGCAGAGTTCAACCAGCTTTCGGCAGCGTTCGGGAAGAAAAGAAATGCAGAAGTCGATCTCGAAAAGGCTTCAGCGTACTGGGCCGAGACTTTGGCACGAACGAAGCGACTGCCCGACTTCAAAGCCTGGATGAACCCGCCGAAGCCAGCGCGGGTCTTGAAGGGCAAGGAGGCAGAGAACAGACTTCGAGAACACAGAGCAGATGTGATGATGATCGAGAGAATGATGGCTGAGAAGGCGAAGCCGAAAGAAGAAGGGCTGACGGATGGCTGAACCAGTTGGAGAACTAGAGATCCGCATTCGTGCGGACCTTAACAGGCTTCGCCGTGATCTCAAGAAGGCGCAGACAGCCACCGGCTCCACCAGCAGGCGAATGGTCGGGCACTTCAAGAAAGTCTCCGCTGCCGCTGCGATGGTCAAACGAAACGTGCTTGGCATCGTTGCCGTAATCGGTGCGATAACGGTCGGCAAGATGGCGATGATGGCGAAGGAGGCCATCAACATGGCCGACTCCCTGGGCAAGACAGCCGGGAAGCTGGGCATCTCTGTCTCTGCGCTTCAAGAGTTTCAGTTCGCAGCGAACCAGAGCGGAGTCAAAGTCGAGACTCTGAATATGGGCTTGCAGCGATTCGGTCGTCGAGCAGCCGAAGCCGCAGCCGGAACGGGTGAAGCAAGAGACGCGCTGAAGCAGCTCGGCATTCAACTCAGAGATGGCGAAGGCAATCTCCGAACGACCGAAGACCTGTTCATGGATGCCATCTCCGCGCTCGGTGGAGTCGCGAGCCCGCTTGAGCGCGTCCGTCTAGCGTTCAAGCTGTTCGACTCCGAAGGCGTTGCCATGGTGAACATGGCCGGAAAGACCGAGGCGCTTAGGGAAGAGGCGCAGGCTCTCGGCCTCGTTCTATCGGACGAGGTGATAACGAAGTCCACCGAAACCAAAGACACGATGGAACTCCTGAGTCGGATGGCATCCAATCAACTCGCACCGGCACTCACGCATCTTGGCGGTGATGTACTCATCGGCGTTGCAGAGTCATTCGCGGAGCTTGCCGGTTGGGTCAACAAGGTCTATAGGCACTTTGTAAACATTAAGGATCTTGGCCTCGCCAACGCGCAAATCAAGCTGAAGGAAGAAACCGTTGCTCTCACCGCTGCCTACGAGAATCTCGAAGAGAAGAAGGCCAAGGCTGCGAAGGTAGAGGGCTTAGGTGGTCATCAAGAAGCCACGCCAAAGCGACAGCTACAAGAAGCAAAGGAAGAATATGAGAAACTTAGCAAGTCAATAGGCGAAACGGTCATTCAGATAGAAACGCTAGCGGCCACTCGCGCAAAGGCAGACGATCAACCCGGAGGTGGTGGCAAGCCATCCGGTGTGAGCGAAACCGTTGCAGAGATGCAGAAGGGAGTCGCAGACAGGAAGGCTCTCGAACAAGAAGTTCACGATCACATCCTACAGCTTCGCGGTGAAGACATACAGCTTGCGGAAGAGGCTGCTCAAGCGAAGCTGGACATACTCGATGCCGCATCAAAGGAAGAGATCGAGGCGACTAACAACTTCAAGCAAGCAAGAGCAGACATCGCAGAAGCCTTGAAGATAGAGATCACAGAGATCGAGCGGGATGCTGCCGACGAGATCAACGGCATACGAAGAGGCATCCATCAAGAATATCTACAGTCGATTGGCAAGGAAGAAGATGCCGTTCGGCTGCGGCTTGAACATGAGATCGAGGCTCTGAAGGAGAACATCAACGAGAAGACCTATCTCGAAAGTCAGTACCAAGAAGACAGAGTGAAGCTCGAAGCCATCGCAGCGGCAGAGATAGAAGACATCAGAGAGAAAGACCTGGAGGATCAGAAGAAAGCAGACGCAGACAAGATGAAACAGTGGGAGGCGCTGAACCAGTTCGTTACGGACGGCTTCAACGATGCGCTGACGACGATGCTTCTCGATGGAGAAATCACCTTCAAGGCACTCGGCGATGCGTTCCTTCGAGAGTTCGTCAAGCTGGGAGTCGCGAAGACAACCGCAGGAATATTCGGTTCCATCGCTGACCTCATTCCTTCAGGTTCATCTCCGCAGAAGAGTGGACTCAGCCACGCAGCCAGCGGCGGTCCTATCGGCGGTGGCCCGATCCTCGTCGGTGAGCGCGGCCCCGAGTTATTCATCCCAGGTCGCAGCGGGTTCGTTGCGACGAATATGTCGCTCAATAGAATGGCATCGAAGGGCGGCGGTGGGAGCGTGGCCGTGACCGTCATCAACAACACCGGAGAGGAGTCATCGACAACCGAACGCGATGGACCCAACGGAGAACGAAACATTGAGATCCTGATCGGTAAGGCGATCTCCAAGAACATCTCTCGCGGTGGCAATGTGGATCAGGCGATCCGCAATAGCTACGGCGTCAACCGTGTCGGGAGGCATGGGCTCTAATGGCTGAATGGCCTGGAACACTACCGGACGCGCCGCAGTACGGATGGACCGAGACACCAGGGAACTCGCTGGTGCGAACCGAAACAGATGCGGGACCGGCGAAGCTGCGCCGACGCTTCTCGTCATCGCCTTCGCAGTTCTCGCTTCAGTTCTCCATGACGACGGCGCAAGCAACGACGCTCATGGAGTTCTACAACAACAACTCTGCCGATACACCCTCTGGAACTTCTGGTGGTGCGCTTACGTTCGGAACGCTCACGCATCCTAGAACTGGTCTAGGTGTTGGGACTGTGACAACGACGAACGGATGGCGCTTCTTGGCTCCTCCCGTCATCACGCAAGACGCCTTCGGACACTTCCGAGTCTCGCTTAGTCTGGAGTTGCTCGCGTGAGTCGAACCGTATCTTCAGCAGCTCGTCAAGCGATGTACGATCAAAGCACCGAAGAGGTGTTCGTCCTGCTACTGGAGATCAGTAACGAGGATGACCCATCTCAGCCGATCCGCACCGCAATGGATTCCCTAGACCTCGACTCGAAGCTGACCGTGGATGGAACGGACACGCACGCCTCTGCGGTCACGTTCGCGGGTGGCTTCTTCGGGATCGAGTTACCAGAAGAAGCGGGTGAGAATATATCTA